TGTCTTATTTAGAATCTGTATAAATTACGCTTTTTATTAAAAATAAGTACGATGTATAGTACATTGTATTAAAATAAGTACTATCTTTCGTACATCAAACAAACAGAGAAAATAACATTAAAAACTAGAAATCATGACAACAGTAATTGAAACATCAGAAATCATCAATAAAGAATTTGCAGGCTGTTTTGCATACGTTGAAGGTAGAAACATCGAAGTAACTGTAAGAGGTAAAAAAGCTGACAAGGTTTACATTTCAAACGGTGAAGTTAGTCATAAAGGCAATTGCGCAAGCGTAGCTGGTCAAATAGCTGAAAGATTCAATTTAATTAAAAACTTCTAATACCCTACTACAATGAAAAACTTAATCGAAACAACAACAGGCGCTATTTCAAATCAAATGATTCTTAACCATTGCGGTGATTATGCAGGTAAATTTCAAGATGAAGCTTATGTGATATTTCAAGAATTATGGGACTCTGAAATAAATTCATGGGATGCAAATCAATGGATGGACATCATGTATGACCGTAACGGTAATGTGTATGCAATTTGGGCTGAAGATGCTTTGACTTGTCAAAATGCTTGGTGTTACTACGTTCAGCTTGACAAAGAAGATTGCGAAAAAGCTTTTATTGAAATGGAAGAAAAAAGAGCAAACTAATGATCACCGAGCTATCAAATATCAGACAATTCTTTACAGAGAGACGATTACGCTGCCTCTCTGTAACTGCTATCGAAAGAGAGGCGGGTGTCCCTGAAAAGACACTCGCTCACTTCCTAAAGGGTCGTAGAACCCTTAACCCTGATCACCTTGACAAGATCATTCCAGTACTGGTTGATCTCGGGTATAAACCGGTAAATGAACAGTTTTTGTAAAGACAATATAAAATCAGACGACATGACAACAGAAGAGAAATTATTGAAGTATAAAAGCGAAATAGAAGAACTGGTTCTGTTCAGCAAACGAATACACTTTGACATCGAGCGTGGCGATCTTGCAGAGCTGGTAAGGCTATGGATTAATGACAATAAGTCATTATACTCAGAAGAGAACAAAAAGCGGCTCTTGACATTATTGAAATCATCAAATAAATAAAAGCAAGACAAGGCGGATTAACACCCGCCTTTTATATTTCATCATGTTGAAAAAATATCTAAAAATGTAGAAAAATATCTATATATTTGTATAGAATTAGTCTAAATAAGTTTAACTTTGAGGTTCATAGGTTTGAGTTTTTTCATGATTAGGGGTTTTACCGGGCCCGGTGTGTTGAAACAGGTTGACGCCATCGGCCCGGTTTTTACAAATTACAAAATATGAAAGTACCAGGCATATTCTACAAAGATGATTACACCGGATATTTGCCGATTGTGTTATTTGTCATGTTTTATTCATTCGTTGCGATATGTGCGATAATCGGACCGGTATGGTAACGTAAAGATCAAAACATGGATGCAAAATCTGAAAAAATACTCAAGAAAAAACCTTTAACCGGAAAACAAAAAGCGTTTTGCCGTGAATATATATACGATTGGAACGCAACACGCTCATACTTAGTAGCATATCCAAATACAAAAAATGCTAAAGTTGCAGGAGTGCTAGCAGTCAGGATGTTAGCAAATGATAGGGTTAAGGAATACATTACTGATATTCAAAAGGACTTAGAAAAACTCGCAGGGATCAGCCGAATGAAGGTCATTTCAGAACATATGAAAATGGCCTTTTCTTCTATTGCTCATTTACATGATACGTGGATACAGAGAAAGGAATTTGAATCATTAACCGATGAGCAAAAAGATTGTATCGCTGAAATTGATACTAAGATCAGGACCGAGTATGAATACGATCCCGATAACCCAAAAGAGAAAAAGCCTATTCAGGCAGAATATGTAAAAATTAAGCTGTACGATAAACAAAAAGCCTTAGATTCTATTTCGAAGATGCTAGGGTATGATGCTCCTCAAAAAATTGAACACTCGGGAGAAATCAATTCTCCAATGTTTATATTTCAAGACATATCAGGAACCAAAATAAATAATTTGTCATGAAAGAATGCCGTCTAAAATAACTACAACATTTAAAAAAATATATGCAATTAATCAAAAAATTAAAGTTATCCAGGGTGGCATGGGTGCTTCAAAAAATTATTCTATTGCACAAATACTCATTATAAAAGCACTTGAAAAACCAAGAACCATAACTGTTATGACTGACACGTATGACAATCTTAAAGACGGTGCAATAAGAGATTTCGAACATATATTCGAAGAAAACGGGCAATTGTGGAATAAATATTATAATAAATCATCTCACGAAATAAATATAAGTGGATCATCTATTCAATTCAGGTACATAAATGACAATAAATCAGATGCCGGCAAGTCAAAACGCAGGGATATCCTTTACATAAACGAGGCTAATAAGATAGGTTGGCAAGTTGCAAGTACATATATAGGCCGAACGCATGAAGAAATATATATAGACTATAATCCAGATACAGAATTTTGGGCCCATACGGAAATACCAAAATTAAGAGATAAAGAAGGAAATAGTATAAGCGAGCAGATAATTGTAACCTATTTAGATAATGAGTTTTGTCCTGAAGGCGAAAGAGAATTTATCCTTTCAAGAAAAGATAATATTGAATGGTGGAGAGTGTATGCTTTGGGCCAGACCGGGTATTATTCAGAACGAAGGATTTATAAATATGAGTGGTGTGATACAGTACCGGATGATGCAAGGCGCATCCCGTCCGGTATGGACTTTGGTGTCTCACCTGACCCGACAATCTTAATCGATATCTGGAAAAAAGACAACTGCCTTTATGTTGACGAGGCATTTTGTCTTAACAACCTCATGCCTGAAAAGATCAACGGGGCTGAGCGAATGGCAATAGTTGATGAACTGGATTATATTAAACACAACAGAGGGCAAATGATAATTGCTGATAGCGCAGGAGCCACAGAAATAAGAGACATACACCGACATGGATATAATATTCGGGGCGTGAAAAAAACACCCGGATCTGTGATAACCGGAATAAACAAACTGCGAGGTTATGATATATTTCTTACTAAGCGATCTATCAACTTGAAAAATGGTATTGAAAAATGGTTCTTCAAAGTTGACATAAACGGCAAGATCATACCGGAGCCGGAAGGACATGAACCGGATGGATTGGCAGCTTTGAGATATGTGATTATGACATTTGATCGAACTGGCGGACTTACAAGACAAAACTAAACTAAACCATGAAAAAAACAATAACCTCAGAAGTGACTCGAATAATGTCAGATCATAAAAACAATGCATCACTTAAAATAAAAGAACAAGCATATTTAAATCAGCTTACAACAGGGCTTATAAGCAAGAAGAATCACGCAAAATTGCACATATATAAAAATAATATTATTATGTGTGATCAAAAATCCAAGAGATTAACAATACAAAAATTTAATTCAAATTATAATGATCCTCAAATAGCACTCGGATATTGTTGTAGCTGTTTTTGGAATATGCTTCAGGAATTTGTTGAAATAAAAATTAAGTCAAATTATAACAACCATGATTAAACTTCAGTACACAAACACAATGCAATTGCACGGAGATAATGCGTGTAAGTATCTCGGATTTGAGAAATACAATCCTTTCACCGATAGTGAAAAACCTGCCATGTTCTGGTTATACGATGAACAGAGTTATAAATTATTATCGAACCATAAAGGCAAAAAATATATCTTCTGGCATAACCAGGATGTGCCTAAATTAACTCATATGTTTCAGAGATATGTTTCAGTCGTGCGAGATCCTGATATTATCCATGTCTGTCATAATGAACTATTAAGAGATGAACTCGCATCAATTGGGATACATTCTTTAATCCGGCCAATATTCTGGGGAGATGTGAATAAATACAAACCCACAGGAGAGCCGCTTACTAAAGACTGTTATATCACAGCCAATGCCGGGAGAGGTTCAGAATATGGCGAACATATCATGAATACTCTTGCATGGCGATTCCCTGACTGGCATTTTCATATATTCAGCAATGATCCTACAATCCCGGTTTATTGCGATAATGTGAAATATTACGGCTGGATTCCTGAAGATGAGATGGATGAAATTGATAAGAATTTCATGATCTGTTTTCGCTTCAACTATCATGATGGGTTTTC